GCTGAAGCAGACATAAATGGATTTCACACAATTAAACTGCATTGGACGGTCCATCCAGAGCGAAACCAAGCTTGGCGTGACGAACAAACACAGCTTTTAGGCGAGCGAGGCGCAGCACAAGAATGTGACTGTGACTTCGTTAGTTCAGGTCATACTGTTGTAGATGGTCCATTATTATTAGAATACGATGCAAAAACCGAAGACCCGGTTGAACGTAGAGGGTTTGATGGAAACTATTGGGTATGGGAGTATCCAGACTATGCACGAGACTACATGGTTATTGCTGACGTTGCTCGAGGCGATGGCGCTGACTTTTCAACATTTCAAATATTTGATGTAGAATCAGTACGGCAAGTTGCAGAGTATAAAGGCAAGATTGCTCCAAATGATTTTGGCAATATGCTTGTTACTGTAGCAACAGAATGGAACAATGCATTGCTAGCAATTGAAAATGCAAACATTGGCTGGGCAGCAATTCAACCAGCACTCGACCGCGGTTATCAGAATCTGCATTATACATACAAAGACGATGGATATACAGATGCATCGGTTCAATTACGTAAAGGTTATGATATGAAAGATAAGAGCCAAATGGTTCCTGGAGTATCAACTACATCGCGTACGAGACCATTAATGATTTCTGCGTTAGAAATGTATATGCGCGAAAAAACACCAGTTATTCGCAGTAAACGACTCATACAAGAACTATTAGTGTTTGTGTGGCTTAATGGTAAAGCACAGGCACAGCAAGGCTATAACGATGACTTAGTAATGGCATTTGCTATTGCATTATGGCTTCGTGACACGAGATTGAAACTCCGTCAACAAGGAATTGATCTGAATAAAAGAGCGTTATCATCTTTTCAAAAAACAAATCCAGTTATCTACACAGGAAAACCAAACATGGACAATACTGGTTGGAATTGGAACCCTGGAGACGGCGATCAGGACTTAACCTGGCTTATCTAATAAAAACACCGCTGTTCTGTATCTAGTTATATTTATATTAAAAAAGAAATATGGCGTCTTTAAGAAAACGATTACAAAACCTGTTTAGTACCAATGTCATTGTTAGAGCATATGGTAAAGACAAACTACGCGTAGTTGATACCAACAAACTTCAATCTTCAGGTAACTTAGCACAAAGCAAAGTAGCAGATCGATACACCAGATTGCATGGTGCAAACAAGCATCGTGTTGGAGGAATGGGTGGATATGATTCCAACTATTACATGCATCAGAATCGTATGCAACTTTATGCTGATTATGAAATGATGGATAAAGATCCAATTATTTCCGCGGCATTGGATATTTATTCAGATGAATCGACATTAGCAGATCAGTTCGGCGAAGTGCTTACAATTAAAACAAATAACACGCAAGTGCAAAAGATTTTGTACAATTTGTTTTATGACATTCTGAATGTAGAATTCAACTTGTGGACATGGATTCGCAACATGACCAAGTACGGCGATTTCTTTTTAAAACTAGATATTGCAGAAGAATATGGTATTACCAATGTGCGTCCATTCTCAAGTTACGAGATGGAACGTTGGGAAGAATTCAATGAAGCAACTGGCGAGTATGACATTAAATTTAAAAATGTATCAACCGATCAATCAGAATACGATACATTTGAAATTGCACACTTCCGTATGCTTTCTGATTCAAACTTCCTGCCATATGGTCGATCCATGTTGGAGGGAGCACGTAAAGAATTTCAAAAATTAATGATGATGGAAGACGCGATGCTTATACACCGTATTATGCGTGCACCAGAAAAACGTATTTTTAAAATTGATATTGGTAATATTCCACCAAATGAAGTTGATTCATTCATGGAGCAAATTATCAATAAAATGAAAAAGATTCCGCACATTGATCCACAAACAGGAAATTACAATCTTAAGTTTAATCTGAACAACATGTTGGAAGATTATTACTTGCCAGTGCGCGGAGGCCAGTCATCTACACAGATTGATACACTGCCAGGAATGACATTTACTGGAATGGATGATATTGAATACATCAAAGATAAAATGATGGCAGCTCTCAAGATTCCTAAACCATTTTTAGGTTACGGTGAGACACAAGAAGGTAAAGTTAATTTAGCATCTATAGATATTCGTTTTGCTCGTACTATTGAACGTATTCAGAAAATTGCAATATCAGAACTATCAAAAATTGCAATTGTACACTTGTATGCGCAAGGGTTTGAAGGAGAAGAATTAGTTGGATTTGAGCTAGAATTAACTCCGCCATCAATCATATACGATCAACAAAAAGTAGCGTTAATGAATGAAAAAATTACATTGGCGAACACAATGAAGGATAGCAAACTGGTATCTGATCGATACATTTATGAGTATATCTTCAACATGTCCGAAGAGCAATGGTTGCAAGAACGTAACGACGTTATTGAAGATCTTAAACTTCGTTTCCGACAAAATCAAATTGAGCAAGAAGGAAATGATCCTGCAGTAACCGGGGTATCATTTGGAACACCTCATGACCTAGCAACAGTGCATATGTCAAGCAACGAAGTTGAAAACAAAGACAAAGGAGGTCGTCCGCCGGAAGGAATTAAATACGGTCAGCATCAAAATGAATTTGGTTGGGATCCGACTGGCGGTAAAACAGTTAAACAACTTTCGACTCCAGCAAATCAGAAAACTGCATTCCAACCGGATAACAATTTTAGATCTAAATTATCCATGACACGTACAGAAAGTATTGTGAAAGGAATGAAACCTAAAAAAGGCGTAAGCATCATTACGGAATCATTGAAAAGTGCAGAGATAACAGAGTCAGATAAAGATCGTGGTACGATGTTAGATGAAAACAACATTTTATAATTACAACCATATTTATATAAAACATAAGGCATCGTACAACAAATGAAGAAACTAAAACATTCAAAATATAAGAATACAGGTATTTTATTTGAAATGTTAGTTAGGAAATTAACTTCGGAAACATTGTCATCTAACAAATCAGTTACAATTGATATTATCAAAAAATATTTCGGACGCAACACTGAACTGTCAAAAGAATTACAACTGTATAACGCACTTCTAAAAGAGCAGTTTCGCAGTGAAGCACAAGCCTTAGACTACATCAGAACAGTGAAGGCTGCGCACGGAAAACTAAATCAAAGCGTGTTAAATCGTCAGCGATATAATCTAGTTAAAGAGATATCTGATAAATTTGTGTTTGCAAACATGTCAAAAATGCATATTAGCAATTACAAAGTTTTAGCATCAATCAACATGATTTTTGAGCATGATGAGACAGTTAATCCAAAACAATTAATGGAATGCAAAAATGCAATCATTGATAACGGATTAATTACAGAGCGCGTTAAACCACAAACAGATCCGGTGCTTGAAAATTTTGAGTCGCAACCAGAAGAGATGCGTTTGCTGACATACAAATTGCTAGTAGACAAATTCAATGAAAAATATTCTGGATTAGATGAATCGCAAAAACATCTATTAAACAAATACATTACACACGTTAATGATACTGAATCACTGCGAGAGTATGTACAACGAGTAATTCCAAACATCAAAAAGCAACTTGCAGATTTAGCAAAACCTGTAGATGATCGTGTTGTGCAAATCAAAGTGCAAAAATTATCAGAAATGCTTTGCAATGTAGAAAATTTAAAGACAATCAAAGAATCACACATTCTTTCATTGTTGCGTTATTATGATTTGATTCGTGAATTAAAAGAGGTTAAGTAATGAGGTCATTTTTACGAGAAATGGAAGAAAAATTTGTCGAACTAGAAAATCATTGCGAAGTTTGCGATAAACCAGCAGACCAATGTAAATGTAATGAAGAAGTTGATGAAGCAAGTGCCACCGGTGGCGTTGCAGGATACAATACACCAGCAGCATTTCGTGAAACGGTTAAACGAGTAGGATATGCGTCAGGTGTAGAAGAATCAGTTAATACTCCCCCTACATTTAAATGGGATGTCGAACAATATCAAAGGCCAGAATCAGAAGAAGAAGAATATGTAGATAAAT